GCGGAGCAAGCGATGCCGGCGATGTGGTTACTACTAGTCAGGTAGAACAATATCTAGGTTATGTTGAAAAGACAATTTGGATGCTTAACGCAGAACTCAATAAGCCAGCAGCTGGTGGTTCTAATGGATAAAGGAATGAAATATCCAGATTCAAAAGCATATAAGTTTGTAGTAGGAAGGCTAAGCGAACTAGGTGTTTCTTTAAATGACATTGCTGATATAGCCTACCAATTAGAATGCAAGTATATCCCTACTTTGACTGTAGATGAGTGTTTAACAGCAGTTACTACAGTAATGCACAAGCGTGATATACTAAATTTAGCTATGACCGGCTTAGAATTAGACCGATTAGCACAGGATAACTTGATTAAAGAACCCTTATTATCTATCATTCGCAATGATTTAGGCGTCTTTGCTGTAGATGAAGTATTGGGCGTATCAATTAGTCAACTATATGGATTAATTGGTGTGAGTTCCTTTGGAATGGTAGATAAAGTAAAAACGGGCGTCATCAAAGATTTGGATACAGATGACACCAGAATTAATACTTTTGTTGATGATTTAGTTGGCGCCATTGCTAGTGCGGCAGCTGCTAAAGTAACACATGACAACTCCTAAAATTAATTTTAAGTAAGTGTTGACAATGAATACTATACATGTTATCCTTATTACATGTTAAGGAAAGGAAGTAATATTATAATGTATGACAACAAAGAAGGAATTATTGATGGGGCTAATTTAATCCATTTCAAAGGGCTGACAATTACGGATTCAGGGTTAACGGCTACGATATCTGATAAAGGATACTCAAAGATTACAGAATTAGGAGTAGGCTTATTTACTAAAAAGGAATTAGGCAAGCAAGTAGACATTAACCCGCTTGATGATATTGCAAAGGGTTTAGTAACTACTATTTTAACTTCTAATGCTTTTGATAATCGAGTAGAACACCGATATGGCAATACTGGTAACTTACGTGTTATCTTTGATAAGCAACTGGTAGCAGACTTAAAATGTGAATTGTATGATGGCAACTATGGGGAAGACGATATTAAGTCCGATGAATTAGTAGAAAAGGTTATTGAATCAATAGCCAAGCGTTTCAATACGGATTATGTAACGGTACACTTATCAGATGATACTAGTAATCCATCTACTTTCATTGACCCACGATTGATTGAACCTGACACACCTCAACAAGGATATTTGGATATCTATTACACAGTAGGAGAACCAAAGCCTAAGGTTAACGTGGAAGCGGTATTAGCAACTTTGTCAGACAGAGTTAAGAATCTAGAAGATAAGGAAGTAGATGCTAAGGTTGAAGATGCTACTTGGGGTAGTGAGACAGTCGATGTAAAAGAAGACTAGAGGTGAGTCCTATCAAGCGGAGCAAAGATGTTTACCCCTATGTTGAGATGACGCTGTTACTAAGTCCAGAGTTTCCGGCACATATGGTAGTTCGTAATAAGTATGTCACTGCTACTCAGTATAATCAGATTAAAGATTATGTCATGAGCCAAAGTAGCGAAGGAAAACGAAAATTAGGAAAAACTAATTCTGGTGGGTTCGCTCTAATTGGTTTTTGCAAGGCTAGTTCATCAAGTGTACTTAACCATTTGTATGAAACAATGATGGAACAGGCGGTTGACTTAATTGATACTGGATTATCTGATGATTATGGAATTGCATTAGGAACTGGTCATCCAGAACTAGAAAAATCGTTAGCTATGATGAATGTGTTCTGGAGCAAAGATATTGACAAAGTTAAAGAGTTGTATTACGTTGACCAAAATGCAGTACATGTGTTAGAAGATTGTATGGATTCACCAGTAATCAAGTCTATTATTAGAACTAATGATGAGAACCAATATTCAGAATAGATTGGGGTGAACCTGTTGAAACTAGCGACAGATAAGCAGTTGAAGTTGATTATTGATATGGAACTATGGCTAAAAACTTATAACAGCCAAGTAGAACTATTAGACCACCAATCAGATATAGCTATTGGTGATGCTAGTAATTGGATTAAGGCTAACATGGATGCATACAAAGAATTGCGTGGTAGTTATTCGTATAGTGATTTGATTAAGAGGTTAGATTAATATAGGAAAGATGCCATTATAGGCGGACAAGGCAGTCTAAGCATAGATTGACCTAAATAAATATAGAAGGAAGTTTTTATTTTGCAGCAAGAAACACAAGGTAATACAGTGGTGGATTTAGGATATAACCCGGAATCAGTTAGTCGGGTATTTAATTGGCGTTGGTACAAAGACCAGATGACCGGCTGGACAAAGTCCAGCTATGTCTTGCTGGTAATTGGTTGGTTGTTCCTGTTATACGTTGGTCTTGGTCATGGAATTACTGGTTTGGGAGTAACTTCAACGGTTGCCGGGTTGATTGGTTTTACTTGTACTATAAGTATCACGAACCGACGTCCTATAAACGGTGTTCTGGGCTTCGTTTCTGCGGCTATGCTGATTTACGTGGCATTAAAGACAGGGAACTTCTCTGATATTGTTATGCAAGGCTTCTATATCTTCCTGTTGGACTTGCCGGTGCTATTTAATAAGACTTGGAATAATGGTAAAGATTTAGAACCTCGTAAGATGAACTCCAAGTTCGCTTTGCAGACGGCATTAACTTTCGTTGGTTTCTTTATCGTGACATACGGTCTTGATACGGTTATCTTAACGAGTCCTCGTCCGTTTATTGACGCATTTGCCGCTACTATCGGTCTTACGGGGGCAATCTTAACCGTTCGCCGTTTCCGTGCTTCTTACTACTTTTGGTTTGCACAGGGGCTTAGCTCAGTCGTTCTGTGGCTTGTAACTGCAATGCAAGGACACGCCGTTTGGGTTCTGTTCTTTACCTATATGTTATATATCATGAATGACTTGGTTGCATTCTTTGATAGCAAATGGTTCTCTAAGAGCAATGCTAAATAATATTAATAATTAAATAAATACTTCAAAATACTTGCATTATCAAAAAAGTGTGATATAATTTATTTATAGGTTAAGTTATTAAGGGGTTACTTCTTACAATTATATGGATAATAATACGCACCTCTTAGCCTTTTAACCTATATGTGTTACCAGCAATGTTATTGTGTGCTTACTTCTTACAATAAAACTTTAAATTTTAAATCAGTACACAGCCTTATTGCTAAAGGGCTTCTAGCTTAATGGTTAGGAGCCCTTTTACATAAATAAAACTTGTAATTACTTACCTATAGTGGTATACTATTATTAAATAAGGAAAGTAGGTATAAAAATGAACGAAGTGAAAGACTATATGTTAGCTAATAAGGATGCGTTAGTCGCTGATGCTAAGGATGGTATCTTCCCCGGTATTGACAAAGAATCAATTATTATTTTAGCTAAGCTAGTAACCACAGCTAGAGTTAAGTATAATGTAGCTTTCTCTAAAGAGGCTATTAATCAACTTATGAATATCTGCTCAGAAGCCGCAGAGATGCGTGAGTTTGCACGACAAACAGAGGACTTGTTATATAACAACTTTAATATTTTATCTGGGAAGGTACGCTATAAAGGATTTCCAGATAGTGTTATGAATACTGATAGAAATCTATTACTGGCCGACTCTGTACTATACTATATGGGATTAACCGATGAACCGCTATTTACAGATAATAGTAAAGTAATCTCGTGTTCTACTGTAGTTGACCTGTCTATTAAGCCAATCAAGACGATTAAGCATGTTTACAATGGTACTGAGTATGTGGCTGGAAAAGTTATTAGCGAGCTATTAGATAGTGAAATTGCGTTATCAAGCGACAGCCAAAGCTTATTAGCTAAGCTATCTTATCGCTACCCTAAAGCGTACACACCAGACTATTCAACTGTTAAGTTTCAAACTAGTTTAGCTACTAGCATTGCTGGAAGGATTGCTAGTGGTGACCGTAACTTAGATTATGTTCGCTTAGCGAATATTAACAACATTCTACGGATTGCGATTGGCATTACCTCAATTAAAACTGATGATTATCAAGACGACTTAAAGATTCGGCCAATGCGGTTTAAGTTATCCACTAGTGAGAAGAAACAGCTACTACGCCTGTTTGAGCAAGCAACTGGTGTTATCAACGATATGGCACAATACGCTGAGACGTGGAAAGCATTCTATACTAATCTGTCATTAAGTCTAGATAAGTATCCTCGGTTTAAAGAAGCTATGAAGTACCTGTATAACAAGGAATTAGTAGGCGGCGTTAACGCTTCCTTAGAGCGGGCTATCAACGCTAAAGACACTAGAATGGTTATCTCTTTAGGCAAGCAGTACCCAACGCTATTTGCTCGTAACTTGCTAAGACTGCATGATTTGGGCTTCTACATTACCCAAGACACTTACTATAACATCTTAGATAAGGTGCCTATGCGGGTACTGCTACAAGTTTATAATCGGGTAGTTAACTACCGTAATAACAAGTTAGATTATCGTTTGGTTAGTTACAATGGGGGTAGTTATATTATTAAGGAAACTGACGGTGATAATGATTTACACCCGTATGCTTCTCTATACAAGCTACTCCAGAGGCTAGTGACTACTAAGGTAACAGCTAAGGTTGAACAATTTACCCTTAACTACTCAGAAGCTAACGATGATGACTATTACTTAGGTAACGAGTATGCTCAATTGGCTATTCCAACTTCGTTAAAGGAATCTAATACTCATTTTAAGTATACAACCCCTTATACGCATAAGTATCTAGATGTTAAGGGTAGAGGTAATATTATTCGTTTATATACTTACTGGGAAAATGTGACACTAGCATATCCTATTGATGTAGACTTATCTGCTACCTTTTACGATGATAACTTCAATAAGATTGCCGACATTGCTTACTTTAATCCTAAAGATGACAGTTTGGAAGCAGTGCATTCTGGTGACATTACTGATGCTCCTGATGGGGCGGTTGAAGCCATTGACTTTAATGTAGATAAGGCTAAGCATCGTGGTGCTCGTTACGTTGCTATTATGGATAATGTCTATGCTGGCTCTGGCTCATTCAAGGAAATTGGTACAGTTTCCTTCGGGGTAGCTAATTATAAAGGCAAACTAGCACTAGAAGACCCTAAGGCGCTTAAAGATGTTTACGGGGTGAATAATGATAGTAACTTCTCAATCATGGCCGTGTATGACCTAGAAGAAAATTCCTTAATCACGATTGATAGCAATGTAGCCCAAGCCCCTAAACAATGGGGAAATAACGCTTTTAATGCACAGGATAAGGTAAAGGCAGTTGTTAAGTGGTATGCTACTAGAAATAATGCTATAGTTGATGAGTTCATTCACCCTCATTCTGTTAAGGCTAAGGAAATCCCGTTCACTAATGAAACCGCAACAAAACTAATTAACTATATCTTAGGAGACGATACTGATGAACAATAATGAACCATTTTCAAGTAATCAGGAGATGTATGACCGTATCAACTATTTGGAACACCGAGTGGAGGAACTAGAGGAAGAAAACGATTCTCTAAATAGTGAACTTGAAGATGCTTATGAAACTATTGATATCATGGAAGAATACGAACATTACGATGAAGAAATTCACGATTAAGTGTTGACAAAGGATGCCAGAAATGGTATCCTTTTGTTATAGATGAAAGAAAGGAAGTTATCATAATGAATAACGATTTAGAACGTGGGGATATTTACTACATTAATTTACCAGAACAACCATCATGGAGCCATATCCAATCTGGGAGACGGCCTTGTGTAGTTGTGCAAAATAATTTAGGAAATCTGCATAGCCCCAACACAATTGTAGTACCACTAACAACCCAACACAAAGTACCGTTGCCAACACATTTTATTGTTAAGGAAACACCTAGAAAAAGTTTAGGGCTAACTGAAGCTATTGTTACCGTTAATAAAGCTGATTTAGTTGAATATATTGGTCATATTAGCAAAGAGGAAGAAAATAATATGGAACATGCTTTAAAAGTATGCTTAGCTTTATAAAAATTTAGTTAAAATTAAACAATTTGGTTGCAAACCTGCTAATACTGTGTTATAATATAGTATTGATTAAAATGTGGGGTGTAGCCAAGTTGTTTTATTTATATAAAGACCATGCAGGTGAGTATTATTTTACAGATACTCCTAATAAATTACTATATTGTAATCGAGATGGACTATCAGATAAATTCATAGGAGCTTCCTCGGACCCTGAGGATTTGATAGTTAATATAATAGTTCCATTAATAGTAAGCCAAAGTGTTAACAAACAGGAAATTTATAATAATTGGCCTTTTGAGAGTTATAAGTTTGAGCAAGATAAGTATAGCTCGGCACGAACGTATATTGGGCTAAACTTAATGGTAGCTAAACACATCAATCTTAAGAAGAAGTTAATGGATAAAGTTTTATACTTATCAGATAGTCAAGCTACAACTATCATTAATGATTTAGGATTAGAATTGGGGGTAGTATCTGTTGAAGATAACCATGGGTAATAGTTACGCAAAAATTTATTTTGATATTGAAACTGATAGATTTATAAAATATATAAAAGATAGAATCCATGAAGAGTTAGACCCATTAGACCCTAACCGGTTTAGGAAGGCTTCTTTTAGAAAGTATCATACATGGGATGGTCGGGTTAACTTATGTGATTTAGATAATAACTTAGTACCTACGGGACTAGTAAGTGACTTACTATTGTTATTACAGCGGGAGCAGAATAAGAATGCCTATATCAAGTATTCATTAGAGGATGTTAGAGGAAGGAAGATTGCACCTAGCAAATCTCTACCAGAAGAAGTTGTGATGCAGGGTGAAGGGGTTAGAAAAGTAACTATTCGTGATTATCAGCTAGAAGCAATTAAGTCTGTTTATGCTAATCAAACAGGGATTGTACTAGCTGCAACTAACGCCGGTAAGACATTAATTTCTATTACATCTATTGCTAAAGTTTTACCAGAATTAGATAGCACTGACAATGTTTTGTTTATTGCACCTAATACTTCTATTATGAATCAAGTTCACAAGAATATGGAAGGGTATTTAGGAGTGCCTGTGGGTCTATGGGGAGACGGTAATCGTGACCTTAAGCAAGTTACCTGTGCCACTATTCAGACGCTTAACAAAGCCCTTAAGAACCCTGAGGATGCTGTTAAGCTAACTTCTGCCAAAGATAAGCTACTAAAGCGAATGGCAACTGTATATGCTAAAGATATTCTTGATTCGGTTAATCCTAGGCAGTCGTTAAAAGGGTATGCTAAGAATTTTAAACCTAAGTATAAGTATGAAATAGATGACAAACAAGAGCTAGCTTCACTTGCAGTTTCTTTGGATTCTGATAAAGCTGTCATCAAATATTTTGAAAACTTTAAAAAGCGATACAATAAATTAATTTCTAAGAAGAACGCCAAAGGATTTGACAAATATAATGTGGCAGTAGAATACTTATCACATGTAAAGATTGTTATGGTTGACGAATGCCAACACGCTTCATCTGACTCATATCAGGAAACCTTTAAATTCTTACCTAATGCTCGTTTGAGAATTGGGTTGACTGGTACCTTAGATAAGGGTAAAAAGGTGGAGATGGCTAAGATTAAGAGTATTCTTGGAGATGTTATTTATGACATTGATAATCACCAAATGATTGAGCAGGGGGTATCTGCAAGACCTCATATCAAGCTAGTTGACTTTAATAAACCAGTCGATTTAGAAAAACAAGTCAATCGCAGCATTCCAAAAGGGACCCCAAGCAACCAAGAGAGTCTAGTTAAATACCAGCTGACTTACCAAATAGGTATAACTAATAATGAAGACAGGAATAAGCTGATAGCTGAACTAGGAAGTAAGTTGTCTAGCCTTGATAACGGAGCTGTACTTATTGTAGTTAACTCTATTGAACACGGAGAGAACATCGCTGAATATTTAGGAAAAACTGATACCGAGTATGCTTTCATTCAAGGGAAAAATACTACAGAGGAGCGCACCGACATATTAAACCGGGTTCGCTCTGGAGAATTAAAAGTTCTTATTGGTACTAAAGTGATGGACGAAGGTATCGACATCCCAAATATTCGTTATATGATTTATGCTAGTGCCGGAAAATCATTTGTTCAGACTCTTCAAAGAATTGGTCGTTTACTCCGTATATCAGCAGATAAGCATGAAGTATATATATTTGATATCATTGATAGGAACGCTGAATATTTATTTAATCAGGCTAAACAACGTGTTAAATATTATAAAGACCAAAAATTTGAAGTTAAGTAAAGGAGGTCCAGTGATGAAACCTATTTTAATATTAACTACTGGCGATGTGGCATTGCCAGCATTAAGAGCTTATTTTGACAAGATTGAACCATTTGATACCTATGTAAATGATTTACCAACTAACTATAGTGATGATAAAGATGAATTAGAGAAGGTGTTCTATTGTACAGAAACTTATTATGATTTATGCTTAGACCCCTTTAGAGCTAACCTTAATATTCCAAACATTGAAAAGCGTAGACAGCTACCATATGTAATTGTCAGAATACTAGATGATAAACCTTCTCCACAGATGATTGATAAAATACTTTTAAAAACATTTAGATAACATGTTGACATAGGATACCAGAAATGGTATCCTTTTTAGTATACAAAGGAAAGAGGCACATGCTATGGAAACTATTGTAATTTTAGCTATTATTTTGATGGTGTTACTGATGTTATTCACTAACCTAGGATGGGGAACATTGATGCTTATGGTATTAGTAAATGCTCTAGTGGTTGGATTGACATTTTTATTAATAATTTGTATCAGCAAACTCTAGAAATAAGTGTTGACAGCCATAATAAAACGTGATAACATGAACTCATCAAATATAAAAGGAGATATCAATATGATTAAATTAAGTAAATTATCAAAATCTGTTAACGGTAAGGAAAGCAAGCGGTATCTGGAAACAACCGGGTTAACAATTGATGAGACTACACAATGTGCTTTCCTATCAGATGCTTTGAGTATTGACCCTAATTATGAAGGGTTAAAAGTCTACAAATCAAAAGATAAAGTGCAAGTCAGTGTTTACAACCACCGTATGCTGGGTTCGGCTGTAACTCGTTTTGACAAACTTGAAAATTTAGAATCATTATTATCTACTATCAAGGACTACTACTTAAAGAATATTAATGAAAGCCGAGTAAATCTGTCAAATAAGCTGTTTATCAGTAATGTATACGGGTACTAATTATGGATAAATATATTAAGAAGTATAAGCGCAAAAGGTATCAGGGGCCTTTATCATTATTAGGAGAGGTTATTGGTATTAATTTAATTATTATGTTAGTTCTATTTCTCCTATTTATGAAAACTAATTTTGTCTGGGAACTAATAGTAATAACTGAGCTAGTAACAATTCCAAACAGTATTACATTAGTTGTAACTCGAAACCGAAAGAGGGACACAAACAAATGGTAATTAACTATATGGATTATATGGCTAAATACGAAAACAGTTTGATTAAAAATGGTCAAGTAGTTTTTGACAATATTGGTCAAGCTAAGGTACTACTAAAATTGACTGAGTGGCAATTAGTAGACGTACAACGCCATCGACCACGAAGTAGTGATTCTAAGCGAGAGCAAGCGCTAAGTATCAATTCACTAAAAAACAAAATTGAAGCAATGACAAGTATTATTGAATCTGGAGAAGGAGAATAAGTCATGAGCATGGTAAACCACCCAGAGCATTATAATCATGGGAAGCTAGAAGTAATTAATATTATTGAAGACCAGTTAGAAGGAGCGCCCATTAAGCCGTTTGAAGGCGGACTATTCTTTAACGTTGTTAAATACATTTTGCGAGCACCTTATAAGAAAAACAAGATAGAAGATTTGAATAAGGCTAAATGGTATTTAGAACGATGGATTAAACTATTGGAAAAGAGTGATGACAATGAATGAGTTTAATGATTCTCACTATGACAAGAGTGCTATTATGAGATACGCTATTAAGTTCCCGGGAGGCTATCTATCAGAGGTGCAAGCAATTTATACGTCTACGCTGTGTTCTGAATATCTATCTAATAACCCGCTGGATGCAATTAGGTTAAAGTCACTGACTGACAGTGAAATTGAAGTTGTCAATAAGTTAATGAGTATGTTTGGTGGGATGCTAGTTGTTATTAACGGAAGTTATACTGTTGATACTGTTAACTATAAACAAATTGAAAGGGAGATGCTTAATAATGGCTACCACTATTGATATTGATGGAAATTACCAAGTTGTTGTGTCTAATCATAGTAACTGGATGTTACAACGCAGATTGGACAATAAAGGTAAAGTATTCACTACTGTTGACTCTAAGACTAAAGAGGTTAAGCCAAGTCCAGCTACAGTTGGATATTATCCGAGTCTAGGTAATGCTTTAAGTAACTATGCTAAGGAAGAAGTAATTGCTAAGAACAAGGATAAAGTTATTAGTGTACAAGACTATATTGACCAATTAAAGGTAAATATCAAGTACGTTAATGGATTGTTAGATAAGTAGGAATAAATATGAACACACCTCAAGGAGGATACTATGCGTGAATTTCAAAAGATTAATGCTTATGAAAATGAACAACTGTTTGAAAATAAACTAGCTAATGAGAATAAAGAAGTTATTACTATTGAGCCAGAAGACACTTTAGTCATTACTGAAAAGCTGGATGGTTCTAATGCGTCTGTAGAGGTACTTAATGGCGAGGTTAAGTCTTACTCTCATAAAGGAGAACTAGACGCCAATAAAAAACTAAATGGATTCTATGGATTCGTTAATGATAACGCAGATTATTTAAAGCACATTGGAGATAACTACATTGTGTTTGGCGAATGGTTAACTAAGCACCGAGTACAGTATAAGGATGAATACTATCACAAGTGGTATCTGTTTGACGTGTACGATAAATCGTCTCATAAGTATCTAGGATACCATGAGGCTGAAAAGCTATATAAGGATGTATTATACGGTGTAGATGGAATTGAAATGGCACCCTTATTAGAGGATAACGTTACTGGAATTGGGTTCAATGACTTACCTAAGATTCAAGCTAAATATTCTGATAAGTCTAATTACTCAGCCAGTGGTAATATGGAAGGTATTGTAGTTACTGATTTAAGCAAGACAGTACCTACTTCACAGACTACTACAGGCCCCTTGCGGATTAAGCTAGTCAATGCTACCTTTAAAGAGTCCAAGCACGTTAAGGAACACTCAGAGTCTATTAGCTTAACTGAGTGGATTAATAATAATGTAACCTTAGCCCGAGTATCTAAGAAGGTATTAGAAGGTCAGGATGAGGGCGAACTTCCTAGTGAGTTGTCATTTGACTGGATGCGTAATGGTAATACTAATAAGGTGGCGACTGAGGTGCTGCTGGATGCTATTGAAGAATCACCGGAGTTACCAGCAGAGATTAAACAATTAATTCGGGTATCACGGGCACAAGCTCGTAAGTATGTAGCACTAAAAGTTAAGAATATGATTTAGCGAGGTTATCGTAATGAATGATAAAACGGAGTTAGCTTCAAGGCGTAGTGATGGAAACACTGGGGTAATTGCTATCCCTTTTAAGGTTGACTTTAACAATAACAATTTATTAACTGGCGTTAAGCTGGTTGTGTTCAGCACGCTAGAAAACGAACAGCACCTTATTTGGGTATCTAGAGAGTTTACTAAGGATGAACTAAAGGATGGTACAAATTATCTTCATTTAAGCTCACCCTTAGTTATCTCAAAAGGCGCCTACCAAGTATTAACAGTTTATAAATAAAGTATTGACAAAGCATATCAACTATGGTATGCTTTTATTATAGAAAAGTTAGACGTATTATTAAACAAGTATTTGCAAATACAAACTTTGATATTGCAGTTTATTATGTTAAGTAGGGAGAGTTATTTAATGAAAGAAAACAAGTTTTACCTAATTCAAGCTATGCGTGACTTAAATGATGATGATATGGGTGACTTTGAACTTGTAGATAAGATAGGCTATACGTTAGCTATCTTTAATACTGGCTCTCATGGTATTGTGGCATGGTCTAACCGAGTATACCAAGACCTTGATATAGCAGATTGGCACGCAGAAAATGTTCAGAACCGGCTTGATGCTAGCTATGAGGAGCAGACTGGTAAAAAGAACAACACTATGATTGTCGTCATATCTAAACTAGCTAAGCAATTACCAGAATAGCAATTGACAAAGCATATCAAAAATGATATAATTCTGTTATAGAAAAACGAAATAAGAAATTTAATTTGAGGAGTTTATACAATGAATAAAAAGAAGTTATTACTTGGAGCACTTACACTATCACTTGCAGTTGTCCTAGGCGGATGCCAACTTGTAGACAACTGGTTCTCAGACTTTAAGCAACAAACCTATGGATTGCCTATGACGGTACAAACCTATGATTATAACGCACAAAAGATTGATACTATGCACGGGAGCTCACTTTCAATTTCACGAGATAAAGAGTTTGACCAAGTAAATGAAAATGGCGAAACGTCTAAGGCTTCATCTGTACTTAATATTACATTAGGTGGCAAGCAAATTACTCACGTAGGTAGTAGTTTAATTGCTTATCAGGATGGGTTAACCAACGTACTTGATAAATACCCAAAGCGGTATAATATTACTAATAATAATAGCTCGGTACCATTCATGAACAGATTTGTAAACAAGTATCAGAACTACTTTACGGGTTCTAGCAAGGTCATTCTTATTCGCTCACAAGCTGGTCAACCAATTGCTACTTTTGCTGGTAATACAGTTAGTTACAAGTCAACACAGGTTCCTAGTAGCACGTCACTTTTAATTGATGGCAAGCGACTATTTGTCTACCGTTGTGACTATACTATTTATACGACCAATACATTGCTAAAGTAGATAATCATCAATAGTAACACTAATAATAATACTTGACAAAGCATATCAGAAATGGTATGCTTTTTACATAGAAAAAAGAAAGAAGGATATTTATATGAAGGGCGCTTTAGAAGAACAACTGCAAGCTGTTATTGACAAGTATAGTTTGACCTATAAGAGCTATGATGAGGAAGAAGACTTAGCACCTAGCAACGTAGAATGTGATTTAAT